ATGCCGAAGACGCAGCCTGTCCCTCAACACCCAACTTGTTGAGTGCCGTGATGGTACTTTTCAAGTTTCCAACAGAAAACTGACCCGCTTCCAATGGCGGAGGTTCGGGAGCGACACCTGCATCGGGCGTGGGGGATGGTTGCCCCGGACCGACTCCTGTTGATGCGTTTTGTGCTTGGTTTGCTGGGTCTGCCATTTCTTTCTATCTCTTCCTCATCTCATGCTAGGCATGTTTCCTTCTTTTTGTGCCTGCTCCGCTCTTTCTTTCTCTTCCTTCAGGTGTTCCAGAAGCAACCTCATGTAGATTTCCCTTTCCCACGGCATCATGTTTTCCAACTCGGTCAGGCTATACTGAAAGTTTTGCATCATCGCAAAGTTGGACATGTACAGATTCATCAGCGAGTCATGTGAAAGGGATATCAGAAAAAAGATGCCATCCCTTCCAGTTTGAGGTCGTTTTCGTGTCCGCATTTCCTGCACTTGAACTGAACCGGATACTGCATTTTCGGCATGGTGTCCATGAATGCAAACAACTTCTTGAACTGTGCTTGAGTGAGTGTTTCAATGAAGTCTATGATATCAATGAGAGGCATCTCTTTCGTGTCAAAAATCTCATCCTTGATGTACACTTTCTGGATGCACTTGGCAACCATCGTCAGAGCCTTGTCCATGTCCGAGATGTTTTCCGGAAGGGACATTGCATCAATCGTTGAAGGATACTTCATCACGACCTTGAGATTCTTTGACAGTTCAATTTCTTTTGACGGCTTCTTGTCCGACGATGAAGTTGACTTGATGTCGCTCAACTTGATGAGAACCTCATTGGGCGTGCTACATCCCTCGTTCATGCACTTAATCATCGGCTTGACCTCGTCACCGACCGAGTGGATTCTCAACTGGAGAAACAGGTATTCCGTGTCCGGGATGGAGAGTTCCATCACATCTATCTTGTTGTCGGTGCAGGAAAGAATGACATCCCTCACCGCATTATAGATGGTCTGTTGGTTCTTGGTTTCCGCCGCCATGTACAGAATCTTCTCTTCCTTGACGAGGAAGGGTCTGTACTCCACGCGGATTCCGCTTTCCGGAAGGATTGCTTCGTATTGTGGAAGGGCTGTTGCTGCTGCTGCTAGACTCAAAGGCATGATTATCTCCTGTAGAATGGTGAGTAGTTCAAATCAGAATAGGCTTGCTCCAAAGAAGCCACCGGCGTTTTGTGCCAATACTGCGGCGAGTTGGAGACCGCCGAGACGAGGGGTTTGATACACCACACGACCGTCCACCGCACGCGGGAGGTTCTGTGCCCGTATCTTCCTGTCCTCGCTCCATAGGTCATCCACATACTGCCGATAGATTGCCATTTCCTGTTGACTCTTTCTCTGGAATGCCGCGTTGGATTCCTGCATGCCCACCGTGAAGCCATCAACAGCCCTGACGAGACTGGTCTTTGCTTTTGCGATGATTTCTGCGTTTGGATTCTCGGGGAAAGATGGGAATCCTGTGTCGTAAATGGCAGGGATGTCTTGGTTTGGAGTGGTATAGTCATCAATCGGAACGATGTCTCGGAACATCATTCCGACTTCAATGGACAGCGGTTCGGTCGCTCCCCCGGAGGCGAGGGACGGTATTCCCACAGAGTATGGATAGATTTCCGTCAGTCTGTATCCAGAGACCCTGCTTGTCTGCATGGCACCCAGAGCCTGTTCAAAATTCTGAATGTTGTTCGGTAGAAGGACAAGGTATGCTTGACTACCGGTTGCATAGTCATCATAGAAGGAAAACTCTCTGGTTTTCCGGTCCTGTATCTGGTCGTACCAAGCGTCAAAGAGTTCCTTCTCGTACATGTCCGCACCGCAGTTGAAAGACATCTTGAATCCGGTGGAGTTTGCGGTGTTTCTTTTGTAGGGAAGCAACCTGTCCGGACCGGCGGAAAGCGTCTTCTCTTCGGATGTAAACCACGCCTTCGCTTCAATTGAGACAGACTTGCACCTTACTGCCAGCCTTGTCACATCTTGCGTGAGATTTATTCCCAGCCTCTGTCGTATGTTTTGGTTTGGGAAAATGAGAACAAGATACCTGTTTTGAGAGGCAAATCCCACCGACCTCATGGTTGAAATCATGTAGTCGGTCCAACTCGGTCCTTCTCTGGTGGACTTGCTCTTGTACAGGAAGGGTTGCTTCCATGATGTGATGCTGTCTTTGGGGTCTTGTCTCATCTGTACCTTTATCTATACATTGATTCCACTATTCTCCAGACGCTCTGTCGCTTCATTCCCTTGAACCGGTCAAGTGGGAAGAAGGGGACAGTCATCCATTCGGTCGGCTTGATTACCGATATCCTTGTAAGCATTCTGTTGAAGTAATATCTTTTAATGCACTTTCGGTAGTCCTTGAGCCTGATACTGTTCTTTGCCATTTTGTATGTGAGGAAGAATTCGTTGTTGTCGTTGCCCTTCTTGAGCCATTCTGGGTCTTTCACGAAGAATCGCAGTTGGTTCAGGAAGTTTGCTCTCTTCTCAAAAGGCAAGTAGTGAAGATTCAGACCCAAAAACCCGGACCTCCTGACATGCAATACTATCGTTATGGGAAACTCGTCCCAGAACATCAGGTCGTCTTTCGTGGCGGGACTGTATCCGAACAGCACCATCTGACCTTCTTCTATAAGGCTGCTTTTTCGTAGGGGGCTGTTTGCGTCAATGAATGCATTTTGACGCATCTCAGTCTCAATCGTAGCCATCCTGCTTGCTAGCCAACGGATGGCGTGGTCGTCCTTGAGGGACATCTTCCTGCTAGCCATCTCACGCAAAATGTCGTTGGTAGCCTTCTTTGTCATACCTTCTCCCCAAAGATGTTGTTTTCTGTCAACAGCCTGAACTTCCACCCCTTGGCATCACAATAGGACTCCGCCGCCTTCCACTTGGCGGAGTTGACGAGCCAGTTTCGCATCTCATACAACTTTGACTTGGAAATTCTCTTCCCCTGTGGCTTCTCCGGCTTGACCGTCTGTTTCTTGGGCTTTATCTCAATCAGGCATTCCTCCAGAGTCCCGTCCGGTTTACGCAACTTAACCCAGAAGTCAACGAAGTACCTGTGCCTGCACCCGTCTACGGGTGAGATGTAAGGAATCACCACTTCTTCGGAAGACCACTCCACTACCGAGTCGTTCTCGTCGCAGAAGGTCATGAACCTCCGTTCCCACGAAGAACGGTAGAAGCACATTGTCGGATTGCCCTTGTACTTCTCCGGCTTTTTGGGTGTGTACCTGCCCTTGTATGTCCCGTTGCTTGCGATGGATATACCCCGTTTTCTATTTATCCATACACCGCTAAATAGCAATACACATGCCACCATTCAATCCCTCAAACTTTCTTTCTGCCGCAAGAGAACAGGCCGGTCAGATAGTCAACAGCGTGGCGGACATCGCCGACCGTTCTTCCAGGGCTAATTTTTTCTTTCGTGAACAGCGGGCTGTAAACGACCTCATAGATGCGTCGGACAGTTTCAAGCGAGCGTTGGACGGGAATCGTGCAGTTCAGGATGCTCTTTTCTTGTTTCAGGGGAATAAGGTTCTCAAGTATCCTATAGACCTCGGTATGAACGAGGAGTACAGGAACATCCTTGAGATACAAATATGGGCTAACGATCCGACTGCACTGACGACCAGAAGAGAGACTTTGTTTTCAACGGGGGAACAGAGCATACAGTCGGCTGTTGAAACGAATCAGTCGGCGGGTCAAAATGATGGGCTTGACTTGGCATCAATAGCAGGAAACACAGTAAAGTCCGTCAAGAACATAGCACAAGATGCCGGTAACATAGCAGGTTCTTTCATAAAGACGAATGTTGTAGACAGCAAAGTGTCTCCCGACTTGGTTGAGGTTGAGGTTGACGCAACGGACGATGCTGGAAATCCGATTCCGGGACAGAAAGTGAAGAAAACACTTCCTGTCAAGATAGGAAGCGGCGATTACTCCTATGTTGAAGAGTCAACGGGTGTTGCCGGATTGACCAAACCCATCGGCTCCATGTACCTTTACTGTCCGGGAGGATTTGAGACATCCTACAACCTTGACTACACAGATACCGAAATGGGTGGAAATATGGAACTGCTTCGCTTGCCGAAAGCGATGGCTCAAAACTCAGAAACGGCAAAGGAAATCGCGAGGTCTTTGTTCTTCAACAACATCAAGGACATGGAGTTGGGGGGAGTGAAGGGTGAGGATGCCATCAAGATATACGAGGCACAGTCCAGAATAGTCAAGAACCCTCTTCAACTTCACACATTTGAAAAGGTTCAGAGAAGGAAATTTTCCTTCTCGTTTGACATGTTCCCCAAGAGCAGGGAAGAGTTGTTGAGTTGCCACGGCATCATACACGCATTGAAGTTTTGGTCTCACCCGCGAAGAAGTGAAGGTGGTAGGTTCCTTGACTACCCAGGTGAGTTCAAGTTGAGATTCCTTAATTATGATGCCACGGAAAACCAGTACATGCCACAACTGTTGAGATGTGCGTTGACATCTATCAAAGTCAAGCATGGAGAGGATGTGGTGTTTTCCACCTTTACCAAGGACGATAGAGGTCAGGCTCCGACCAAGTTCAATCTGACTCTTGACTTCACCGAACTTGAAATGCTCACCCAAGATAGGTTTGACCAGTACAACGGTTCCATTCTAGTACCATAAGAAACTCCCATGTCATACTTTGGCTACCTTCCAAATACCATCTACAGGCTAAACACTCCCGGCGATGTAGCCGCAAAAAACATTCTTGTGCGAGCCAAGATAAAGGATTCTCTTGTGGAATCCGAGAGCACCTTTTTGGACTACAACATTCGGGACGGTGAAACGCCGGAGTCTTTGTCTCACCGTGTCTACGGAAAGTCGGACTATCACTGGATGATACTCATGTTCAATGAGATTCATGATGTGTACAATCAATGGCCAATGAGTGCGAACGACCTTGAGAACATGATGATGAGGGAATATCCCGGAAAGGCTTTGTTCATTGACCCATCCATGATGAAAGTCAGGAACAAAACAGGACAGTACATACCTTTTGACCGAAGAAGACCCCATTTTGAGGTCGGAACAGTCATAGAACAGGTGGAGTTCAACCCTGTCTGGAATCCCGGTCCTTGGCAAGCAGCCAACAACCCAATACCCGAGCCATCCAAGGTCATCGCCAAGGGGGTAGTCAAGTCTTGGGATCCGAATCTATACAAGTTGGAAGTTGAATCTACAAGCGGTATTTTTCAATACACTGGTTATCGCGAGACTGTTGAGTTGAGCGGTAAGCAAGCAACAATTTTAAGACCGGGATTATCCCCCGACATCCGATTCACCAATTCAGAGGGTCTTATTGTCTATTGTCCATTGGTTCGTATTGTACAGGACAACAAGTATGCCATTCATCATTTCATGAATGAAGAGGGGAATATCATCACACCGACATCGGTGTTGACATCCGAAGAAGGCGGAGCATCGTCTCTGTTGATAGATTCCTACGCCATCGGGAATGCAGAGACATTCAGTAGCGTAGAATATGGTAGGGTGTTTGCCGTCAATAACTTCCAGCATGAGAACATGGTGAATGAATCCAAGAGAACCATCAAGATGATGAGACCGAAATACATTGATGCAATCCTCAAGGAGATGAGGATTCTGTCAGGAAGGTGATGTGACATGAGCAATAGTTCAATGATGGAAAAACCGGGTGATGTTATCATTGATAGCATCGTGTTGAAATCGTATAACGGTTTCCAGATGGACATCACCGGCATGTTCGAGAGCATCACGATATTTGAGGACATCTACTCAAATTGCATGTCCGGTTATATAATCCTCATTGACTCGGTGAACATTGCCAAGAACTTTCCCATCATTGGAGACGAAACCCTTGTTTTGATTTACAGAACTCCCGAGTTTGGGGATGGGATTGCGGAACACAAACCGGTGTCGTATGTCTTCAAGACCTACAAGGTTTCCGTGTATGCTCCGGAAACTGCAAGAGAGAATACGGGGTATATTCGTCTTGAGTTCATGTCCGAACAGGGCATCAAGAGCATGCAGAAAAAGGTTTGCAGGTCTTATGTTGACATGGCTGTCTCCGACATGGTGCGGAGCATCTATGACGAATATCTTGCCAGCAACAACAACGACTATACCAGCGTGATTGCGGGTGCTGCGATGGGGGCTGCTGTCGGGGCAGTCGTTCCTTTGGTCGGAATGCCGGTCGGGGCAGCAGCCGGTGCCGCATATGCGTATTTCAGTCGGGAGGACAAGATTCCGATGAGGACTCTTGTTCCGACATTTGACAAGAGGTCGTACATCATTCCCTATTGGAATCCGTTCTATGCCATAAACTGGCTTTGCCACAGGTCAAGGTCTTCGCTGAATACGAACATGTGCGATTATGTGTTCTACGAGAACGCGGACGGTTTCCACTTCACACCCCTGTCAAACCTGAAGACCAGATTCCGCGACTATTCTTACAGCAACTTGAGTCCTGGATTCAGAAGTTTCACGGGAGATAGAATGCTCACGACGGAGATGAGGAACTTTATCTCTGTCAAGGTCCAGAACTCCATGGATAACGGGAAGATGCAGGCTTTGGGAATGTTCTCGTCCTCTGTCATGACTTTTGACGCTACCACGAAAAAGTGGAAGAGGAACTTCTACGAATATGACGAGAACTTCCAGCAAACCCCCCATCTCAACAGCAATCCTCTTGTGTCTTTTGCGAAGAACTCGTACTCCAACTGCCCGATAGCACACTTCAGGTTCTACCCTGACAGTTCATATGTCTTCAAGAATTCTCAATCGGCGAATGACCCCGACGAGATTGTGCTTCTTCGCCAGTCTTTGCTCAACCAGACAAACTGCCTGAATCTGATTGCAGAGGCATACGGAGACAGCAATCTGCGGGTTGGACAAGTGATACAATACAACGCCTTGAGCAAGGATTTCAACAAGAACAGCGACTCTTTTGAGAATGACTATCTCAAAGGCAACTATCTAATCACCGCGATTAGGCATGACATCACCACCCTTGAACACAAGATGGTGCTGACCCTTTCGCGGGATTCTTATGCCGAACCGTTGGCAGACAAGAAGAAAGCAGAACTCAAGATGGAGGGCGAGTGATGAGTGTGCATAATCATGAACCATTGCGACCGGATTTCATGGGAAAGAACGGCTTTGTCTGGTGGCAAGGCGTGGTTGAAGACATCATGGATCCCTTGAAACTCGGGCGCGTGCGCGTGCGTGTGCTCGGGTGGCACACGGAAAACAAGTCGGAGATTCCTACGGATTCCTTGCCTTGGGCAAGCGTCATTCTTCCCGCCAACAGTCCTTTCATCTCGGGCAAGGGATGGTCTCCAAATGGTCTCTTGCAGGGATGTTGGGTTGTCGGGTTTTTCCGGGATGGGGTGAATGCACAGGAACCCGTCGTGTTCGGAACCATGGGCGGAATGAACTTGGTGAGCATTCCGGTTCCGGAAAGGAAGGACATACCGACTTCCTACTTGGTGACGGGGCGTGCCGACCAATGGATAAAGACAAAGATGAAAGCAGTTCGCGACAAGGTGTTGAACCTTTACAAGGCTACGCGAAACGATGTCAACATCAAACCGCAGCAGATGCCGAAAAATCCGGCAGTCAACACGAATCAAGGATTCACGGACCCTCTGGGCACTTATCCACTCATCTCGCGGATGGGAGAGCCGGACACCAACAGATTGGCAAGGGCAGAGAACATAGGTGCCACGGTGGTGAACAAGAAGAACAGTTCCCGGATATCAACCGAAACCGCTCTCGCAGGATATTGGGCGGAACCGTTGTCTCCCTATGCGGCACAGTACCCCTACAACCATGTATATGAATCGGAAGCCGGACACATCGTTGAGTATGACGACACTCCCGGCGCGGAAAGAATGCATTGGTATCATTGTGCCGGAACCTTCACCGAGATTCACCCGAAAGGCAGCGAGGTACACAAGGTGGTCGGGAACGCATGGGACATCACCTTGAACGACAAGATGATTCTTGTTCAGGGGAACGCATCGTTCAACTCGGGCAAGACGCTGAAAATAAGGATGGGGAAGGACTTGGACATTGAGGTGGGTGGAGATGCCAAGATGATGATAAAGGGAAACCTCACGACGGATGTGGGTGGCAACTTCCTGCATAAGGTCAAGGGAACATACACGGCAGTAAGCGAAGGACCGATGCTTCTCATGGCTCCGAGAATCGACTTAAACCCGGCAGGAGAGCAGCCGTCTGTGGTTGACACTTTGCTTGAGAAGGCAAGAGGTTTCATCAACGGATTGATTTCGGCGATGACACCACCCGACACGACAGTTCAGGAACCGCTACCGGAAGAACCGCAGGTGGAGAGTACCCTTTCAACTGTCACAGTCAAGAATGGAGTCGCGACTCTTGAATCTTCCCAGAACATGACTGAGAAACAGAAACAAGAAGCAATCCGGCAGGCGAAAGAGCAAATCAGCAAGACCGAAAGAGCAAGTTCCTTGTTCACAAAGACAGGCAGAAAGGCACAACTCAACACGATATCTTCTCTTGTATATACGGATATGTCCGACGAAGAAATAATTGAAACGGTGAACTCAGTAGATGGAATTGAGAACATGAGCAGAACCGAGCAGATAGATGCCACCAAGAGATATGCTAAGAGCAAAGGATACATCTGATAGGAGGATCATATGGTAGCCAAGCAATCAGACTATGTTTTTGTTTCTTCCACCGATGACCTACAGGATTATCAAAGCAGGGATGTCGGATTCGTTCCGAAGGCTCCGAATCTTCCCAACGGAACGGAAGATGTCAGCATCCGTGGAGCGGTTCCCGTCCCGGCAGCAAGCGATTTCAGCGAGTCCAAGAAAAGCCTGAACGAGATTGTGGCACAGAAGGGCGAGTTGGCACAGGTTCCCAACATTGACCTTTGCGGTTTCCTTCCCAAGGTGCCGAACATTGATTTGCCGAATCTCGCACTTCCGGGTTTGCCCAGTCTTGGTGACATCATGGCGGGCATAAATGGAATCACTCTGGGCGGAGTCTCGTTGATATCAGGTGCATTGGAAGGCGTTCTCGGCAAGTTGGGTGACTTGAACACGGGCATAGGCTCCGCCGTCCAAGCCAACATACCCAACATCTCCTGCGGTGCACCGATAGCACAGACCATTCCACAAGCCGTTCCGCCAATCGGTGCTGCATTGCAACCGCCGAGCGTTCCTGTAGTCCCATCCGCCGCCGCCGTTCCTTCCGTGGACTACGGCGTGACCCCGGAGATTACAGTAGAAACCACAAGCCTCACGGTCAACAGCATTGATGACGAGTTGGATGCCGGTGAGTTCACATGACGGTTCCGATGGTGGGTCAAAACCCGATAGAGTTCTACTACCCGGACGGATTCGGGGAGTTGAACATCTACTCCACCACAATCACGGATGTCAATGACCCCGTTTGCTTTGATTGGGTGAACGGACCGAACCTCAACTACAGGTATGCCTCGGCGGGTGCTCCCACGCCGATATACGAGAACACGCAGATGAGTTCTTCCAGAACCGACTGCAAGAGTCCTCGGCTGGCGGTAAAGGCGGTGTACAGGAGCGTCCTCTCGCCCGCGAGCGGGGGCGCGGGCGGGTTCGCGGGCACGCGCACGGTCACGCCCCTGTGTGTGGGAGGCATGATAAAGTATGCTTACATCTCGGGCAAGTTACCGGATACCCTTACCTTCAACATAGACACGGGTGTGTTCACCGGATGTCTGCCTGAACTTGACACCTTTCTTGGGAAGGAAGAACTCGGTTCGGAGATGCGAACCCCGAGAGCGATGTCGCCGGAAGATGTTGCCGTCGAGGAAACATACGGTTTTGATTTTGGTGAGCAGGGGGAGAGGAAGTATGACGAGACGAACTACGCAAGCGGCGGTTCGGCGGCGTTGTACAGCGGCAACTTTCCCTCCGGCGTGAGCATTCCGTTCATCGTCAGGGCATTTGATTCCACCGCTCCGACCGAAAAATACATTGACGGTTCCTTCAGCATAACGGTGTTCAACAACTGGTCTTCTGACCGTGATTCTCTCATCCTAAATATCAGGAATCAGATGTACTTGGATGGAAAGCCCGTGACCAATTTTGACTACCTGAAGGGCAGGAAATCACAAGGATACTTTGATGATTGTTGTGGATGTCCATGCGAGGAATAGATGCCAGCGGCACACAGAAACACAGACATATGCACGGGACATGGTTGCTACCCGCCAAGAAAGAATCTTGACGGGTCCAAGAATGTCTTCGTCAACAGTCTTGGTTGGCACTTGAAAGGCGGAAGTTGGGCATCGCATTGTTGTGGCGACGAATGTCACGCCACAAAAACAGCGGAAGGTTCGTCTACTGTTTTCGTCAACAGCATACCTGTTGCCCGGATAGGAGACCCTTTGGACTGTGGTTCGGCATGTGGAAAGGGAAGTCCTAATGTATTCGCGGGAGGTTGACGAATGGCTGAAACGGTTTCACTTGATACATGGTTCAACATAGGGATGGGGGTAGCCGGAATCATCGCCGGGTTCCTTGCCTCTATGGGATGGTTCAAGAGCAGGACGAAGGCGGAAGAAAAGAAGGAGATTGAGGAAGCCTCAATCACTAAATCCGACTACCAGACCCGGCACACGAACATCCATGACCTGTTGACCACGCTCCGGGTAGAGAGCGGTGCATCAAGAGCCAAAATCGGACACTTCCATAACGGAGGCAAGTTCCTTGACGGCAGTCCAATGAAGAAGTTCAGCGTCACACACGAATCCTGCATGCGTGGTGCGCCCTACGACGGGCAGCAGTTGCAGAACATCCATGTCACCATCTTCTGGGACATGGTTGAGAGGATGCGGGAAAACGACGGGGTGCTGCACCAGACCGAACAGACCAGAGACGGTTTTTTCAGGTCATACAACAAGTCCAACGACATCATAGCATACTCCGTGCTTCCCATCACGAAGCAGGACTTGTACATCGGATTCATCCTGTTGGAGTGGACCAACGACCAGATTCCCCCATACACAGACCCGAGTTTCATCGCACAGTTCAAGCAGTCCAGAGATTACATCGAACTTGAGTTGGCATTGAGGTGATTCATGGCTAAGTTTCTTGACTTGGACATCAACTTTGACAGGAATCCGATAACGGGTGATGTGGCTGTCCGAAAGGACGAGGAAGCGGTCAAGAGAGCCTTGCGGAACCTTGTTCTTTACAGCACGAACGATAAGCCGTTTCACCCCGAGATAAGTTGCGGGATAACCGATTTGTTGTTTGACAATCCTGACCCATTGACAATCAACAGCATCAAGAACAAGTTGAAGTACATCATTGAAAAGTATGAGCCGCGAGTCAAGACCGCTGATGTTGCGATTGCTCATGTCGTGGATACGGGCACTTTGAGAGTAAACATCAACTTTACGATAACGAATGTAAATAAGGTATTCACCACGACGGTCAATCTGGAGCGATTGAGATGAAAAATACATCAAACAAGCCAATCAGTTCGTTGGACTTTGACGAAATTAAGAGCAACCTCAAGGAGTTCCTGCGAGGACAGACGCAGTTCAAGGATTACGACTTTGAGGGTTCCTCCATGTCAATTATCCTTGACCTTCTCGCATACAACACGCACTACCAGGCATTCTATGCGAACATGGCGGCAAATGAGTCTTTCTTGGATTCCGCAGTCATTCGCAGTTCGGTCGTTTCTCTCGCCAAGCACCTTGACTATACACCAAGATCCAAGAAAGCAGCATCTCTCGTCGTGGACATCTATTATGATTCTACGGTAACAGATGAGGTTTTCAAGGGCACTCTTTTTCTGGAAGCGGGAACTCTTTTCCGCGGTGTTGACGAGAACGGAAAGTCAATCAACTTCGTCAACCTTGAGTCAAAGAAGGTGGAACGGGTCAATGGGCAGAATGTAGCCAGGAGCGTGACTTTGAGTCAGGGCGTGCTGGCACAGAGCAGTTTCGTTGCAAATGTGCAGGAAGGCAACAAGCCCGTATTCATCATTCCTGACAAGAACATTGATATTGATACCATCGTGGGAAGAGTTTCCCGGTCCACCACCGACAGTTTCGGTTCGGGTCTGTTGTGGAAAAGGGCTAGAGACATCACGAAGATTGACGGTACGAGTCCAATTTTCTTTGTCCAGCAAGGAAGGGATTCCTTCTGGGAGATTTACTTCGGAGACGGCATACTTGGCAAGGCTTTGGAAAACGGTAATGTTGTAACCTTCACATACCTTCGTACATCGGGGTCCGCTGGCAACAATGTGGGCTACGACGACACGGTGACATCCAGAGCGATACGGGTTGTTTCTGGAACAAGTACCGACTCAATTTCGGACATTGTGGTGCAGACAGATGATGATGGAAATCCACAACCATCTTTTGGTGGGAGAGAAGAAGAAGATATTCAATCCATCAAGTACTATGCTCCAAGGTCATATCAGGCACAGGAAAGAGCCGTGACCGCAAACGATTATCTCGCCATCCTCGGTCGCGAGTACTCAGATCGTGCCGACTCGTTCTTCATTTGGGGCGGTGAGGAAAGCGACCCTCCGCAGTATGGGAAAGTTTTCATCAGCATCAAACCGAAAATTGGAAATAGATTGTCCCTTCAGGAAAAGCAAGCGATTGAGAGGACAATCTTGCAAGGAAGAAACTTGGTCACGATTACGCCAGAGGTGGTTGATCCGGATGTCATTTCAATTCAGCCAAATGTGCTGTTCTACTACGACGAGGCAAGAACCACTCTTTCTTCTAGCACAATTGAGGGAAGGATCGCGGACTTCATACTGGCGTATACCGCCGAACAACTTGGTCGCTTTGCCAGAAACTTCAGGATGTCCAGTCTCACTTCCGCAATCAACGCATCCTCTCCCGCATCCATTTCCTCATCCATGACCATCTTGATATCAAAGGAACTGGAACTCAATCTCGGGAATGTATTCACATACAAGGTTTCCTTTGACAATCCTCTCTATCACCCATTAGACGGCTACACCCCAATCCTATCCAGTGAAGTATTCGGACACAAGGATACCACTTCCACAAGCCTTGTTCAGCCGAATGTGGATGCTTTCCTTGAGGATGATGGTTTCGGCAATATCCGCATCTTCAAGTTGGTCGGCTCCAGAAAGGTAAATCTTGTTCTCAAGGCAGGAACGATTAACTACGAAACGGGTGCCATAGTTCTTTCAAACTTCAGACCAGAGTATCTGGCAGAGGGAGAGACATCCTTGAAGTTGACGGTCCAGCCGAAAAACCCCGACATCCTCGCCAGGAGAAATCAGGTGCTTCAGTTGGTTGACCCGATAGTAACTGCGGTTCCGGAGAGAGTGACCATAGATAACAATACGAGCGATTCGGCTTTCCCTGCATGACTTGGAGATTTAGATGGGGATTCAAGAGGACAGAAATCTCGCGGGTCGCATACAGGAGAGGTTGCCGCAGTTCGTGCAGGTTGACCATCCTACTCTTGTGGCATTCCTTTCGGCATACTACGAGTGGCTTGACTTGCGAAGAAATTCGGGACTCATCATGTCGCCGATGGAGTTGGGGGATGTTTCCGACATTGACCGGACGATGGACCAGTTCGTTGAGCAGTTCAAGAAGGAATACCTCTTCCAGTTTCCAGACACGCTCGCAGTCAGCAAACAAACGGGATTGCCGGTTGACACCCCTTTGCTCCTGAAGAACATAAAGCAGTTCTACAAGGCAAAGGGAACAGAGAAGTCCTACGAATTCCTCTTTCGCATTTTCTACGATACGACGGTTGAGTTCTACTATCCGAAAACAGACATCTTGAGACTGTCCAGCGGAAGGTGGGTGCAGAACAACTACCTTCGCGTATCAAACTCCCTCGGAGATGACATCTACAAGGCGGCAGGAAATGTAATTGTTCAGAGAGATGCTAAGGGCAAGGTTCTTGCCACCGCCAAGGTTATTGATGTCAGCGTCTATCAAAAAGGCAACTTCACCGTAGGGGAACTCCTCATAACGGCAAGAAACGGTACATTCAGGACAGGAACTTTCGGTTTAGAGTTTACGGATGGAACCGCCAAGTACAAGGAAGTCAAGATATACAGCGTGGTGTCTTCAATCACGATAAGCAATGGCGGTTCTGACTATAAAGTTGGCGACAAGGTGGTGTTTACCCCCGCCGTGGGAGATTCTGGTCAGAGAGCGACGGCTACCGTATCGGAGGTGACTTCCACCGGAGAGATACGGACAATCAAGATAGAGGACTTCGGCATCAACTACGAGGTCGCTCCGAGCATCACCATTGATTCACAGACAGGAAGCGGATTTTCCGGTTCCGTTACGGTGGGTTCCATCTGCTCGTCCGCCGGATTCTATGCCAACAGTGACGGAAAGTTAAGCAGCGACAAGGTATTGCAGGACAATCACTACTACCAGAACTGGTCATATGTCCTGAAGTCCGAGGTGGTGATAGACCGATACCGAGAACTGATTCGGAAGTTGGTGCACCCGGTCGGCACGGCTATGTTCGGCACGGTGCAGGTCAAGAGATGTCTCCGGGAAGACATTGATAACGCCACCGCAATCGCAACATATGAGATTCCTTTCATCGGAAACTATGTTCCGTACACCTTCTATACATTTGACAATCTTGAGGATTGGTTTGTTTCTGGCGGAGTTACGGCTGGATACAATCCTCTCGTTCACGATGATTTGATTCGGGGCATATCTCTTGGTAAATACAACAGAGGAAACCCAATATCCAATCGTGTCGGTTTTGCGGCTGCTTCGGATGTGTTGGTTGACCCCGACATAACCGGAATGACTGGTCCTGCCTATACCGACCCACCGAGCGGAGACTCATTCTGGTTTGTTTACAGGCATCCAAACAGAAAACTCTACGGCGACCACCTGATCAAGGTGTGGTCGGACCAGGTTGAAGATTTCATAACATGGCAGGAATGGCTCTTGCCGAGAGTGAACGGGAATGAGCAGATTGTTGCATCATGGATAGATGAAGCCAGGCAATTGGAAAAGAATCCCGCCAGTTGTTGTGTAGGACAAGATGGTGCGGTATTTCCGAATCAGGGGGGTTCATCAATGCGTGTCCACTGGAGGACGCACGACTCCTACAAGTATGCATTGGTTTCCTACGATACCTCAAGTGATTTTAGAAAGATTCGCACAGGCTCGTTCTTCAACATGCCCAGAGGAGAAGAGTTTGACTGTAGGAGCGAGAATTTGGCAAGACCAACTCTTCCAAGCGTTCGGGTGGATAGTCCTCTGGAGGGACAAGTCATTACGGTTTCACCCGACCCGCAAGCCAGAAGAGAAGATTGGCAATTCTATCGGCTGCTGGACATTAACTATCTGGTGAACTTCATTCAGAATGCAGAATTTTACAAAGCAGATGCGGTGAAGTTCACTCTTGACGGGAAAACACAAATGTTTGCAAGTCTGGGAGGAACCGACACCGTTCAGTACAATCAGGTATCTGATGGAAGGCATATCCTTGTAGTGGAACTGGTGGACAAATACCGCCGAACCATTCCCGGAACGAGACTTCAGAGAAACTTCTTCTTCCAATTCTTGGCAATTGAAAACTTGCCCACCGTATCCGAGGGTGATTTTGGGAATGCTGGATTTGAATCTGACCCAAGACCTCCAGTCAAGACGGTGCAGGAGATAGATTTTGGTGCAAACAGACCAATTAATATCATTGACCCGGACAAGCCCGAAGCACCGACAACTGCTGTGGTGTCGTCGGGTCCGCCAAGAGGATCGCTCGGTCTGTCAGAGACATCCCCGCCTAGAAACATACCGGATGTTCCGTCGGGAGATCCGGGAAATGAAATCGCATAGTGAGGTCTAAATAGAGAGTAATGCCCTGCGACCCATTCAAGCAAAACCACAAGAGAACCACGATAGAGTCCTTGCTCAAGATGTACGAGGACTTGGACGGGGATACTGTCTTCCTGTCCATCGGAAATATAGTTCCTTGGGACAACGACAATGACCCCCCGACAGCCAACGACAGCATAAAGTCGGACACAGACTTCTGGAGAAGAGTGTTCGCCCACAAGAGAATTGACAGAAGAGATGTTTCTCTTGTTGTCAGGCGATATGATTGGGAAGCCGGAAAGACCTACACGGCATATAGGGACGATGTTGACCTCTTTGATGACTTTGAGCCAGCCCAGTTCTATGTTTTGGTTGATGAGGAGAGAGTCTACAAGTGCATTGACAACAACAACAACTCCCCGTCCCTGATTCCGCCGATTCACACGGACAGCGAGATTCGCAAATTGTCCGATGGGTATCGCTGGAAGTTCTTGTACCAGATTCCCGAATCAAAGAGAAAGTTCCTCACAAAGAGCCAGGCTGGTGCCATCGGGTACATGCCTGTTGAATATGTTGAGAATCTGCGATTGAGCGACGAGCGTTTCCTGCAATGGAACATTCAGCAGGCTGCTGTTGATGGTGAGATTGCTTTCATTCAGTTGAGTCCGGAAATCAAGCCGTTTGTGAGAACGACCAAGTGTGTCTATCCAAGTGACGAGAATATCATCGTGCTTTCCGCGAGTGCGGGCGCGACGGGCGTGTACATTTCCTCGCCTACGATGATTCCAAGACCCGGCTACTATGAAGACATGGTGTTTTCAGTGGACAGTAACTCCGGTCAAGGTCAAAGAAGAAGAATCGTGTCTTTCAATCCTACCGGTGGACCGGAGCAGGCTTTCGTCACTCTTGACGACCCCCTGTCAATCGGCTTGGCTGGAGGGGCGAATGCCAGCACCTTCTCCATAGTTCCAAACATCAAGGTAGAAGGTGACGGTTTCGCTAACAACAACCAATACAATCCCTATGCCAAGACCGCTGAAGTGTTGGTCCGGTTTGGTGCTACCGCAGAAATACAGACAGATTCGGATTGCTCCGGTTGTGACATTTCCGTACCCGAAATCCAGAGATTGGTAGATTCGTTTGAGTTGGTTGACGGAGGCAAAGACTACACATTCGCCACCACAAGTGTCGTTGCAGGTCTCATACCCCTCAAGGGAAGCCTTGACGGTCTTTCTATTCCGGTGATGTCACCTCCCGGTGGACATGGCTCCAATCCAGTCAAGGAACTCGGATGTTCTTCCTTGATGATTGTGTCAGACTTTGAGCGAGACGAGGGCGGAGACATCAGCGTTGAAAACGAGTTCCGCCAGGTGGGAATCATAAAGAATCCTCTGTTGGCAGATCCGCAGTACAGGCTGAAGTTTTACGAACCCGGTCTTGAGTTGTCTTTCACTGTAGGAGAGACGGCTGGTCAGTCCGGTTCTTCGGTTTACGGAACGGTGGAGTCTTGGTATCCCGGAGTGACCGGGTTTACCGGAACCGCAGAACTTGTCCTCCGTGGGGTTCAAGGAGGAAGTTTCAGCGTCGGTTCTTCGGTTGATGATTTCCGCATATTCTCGGCGGAGAAGAGAGAAGTTGCAGGGACCGAGGGAAGAAGCCTGTTGCGACTCAATGTCGTTCCTGCTCCCCCCTATACCGCATTCGTCGGGACAGGAGTTGATTTCAGAAGGGGTCTTTTAGCAAACGGAATTGGCGACTATGCAACTAGCATTCCCCCGAGCAGGGCTATCGGAGAAGTCTACAGATGGGAACCTACTCTTGGCTCCAATAAGTCAGGATTGCTTTATCTTGAGAATATGCAGGGAGAGTTCAAGATCGGAGAGAAGTTGAATCAACTTTCTCCGGCTACGGGCGTGTTCACCTATGGACTCAGTGGCGTTGCTAAGATAACAGAAATTGCCTCCGAGGTTCAGGGTGGAAATGCGGTGTACGATCAGACCACCACTATGGTCATTGGTTGGAACGGAACAAACTTGATGTATGATGGTTCGTTTCAAGAAGACGATTTCACCACCTTCAACTACGGGACAACCAGTTTTGCCAATGGATATGTCATGGATTGGAAGCAGGAAAGCGGAACGACGGGAACTCTTCGCATCTCCGGTACACAAGGGAAGTTCTATCAAGGAATGACAGTCAACTACAAGTCTTCCGCTGGATTGACCCATAACGGAACAGTAAGCAGCATTCTCCACACGGGAGAGTTGGTTTACAGGTCCGGAGACATCCTATACATACAGAATACCAAGCCAATCCAGCGAAGATTCGACCAAAAGGAAGAAATCAAGATAGTCATAGACTTCTGAGGATGAAAGATGCCATCATACGACTCCAATCTGTTCAATGTTGACCCCTACTACGATGACTACTCAGAGGACAAGAAGCATCTGCGCATCATGTTCCGACCGGGCTTTGGTGTTCAGGCTCGCGAACTCACGCAGTTGCAGACTCTACTTCAGAATCAGATAGAGCGTTTCGGTTCCCACATTTTTGAGGAAGGCAGCATTGTTCTTGACGGACAAATCACCACCAATCCCGTCAAGTGCATGAGAGTCACCCTCGCCGCTGGTATCTCTCACGGTGATTTTGTCGGGACTACTATCAGAAACAGCACTCTTTCTTCAGGTGCTTATGGCAGAGTGGTTCACTCCGAGGGAGAACTTTCAACGGACAACAATCCTGTCCTGTTCTTTGAGTACCTGAACGGAGGAACTGGATTTACCTCTGCCGACAGCATAGCGGCTACCGCCTCAAATTCCAGTCAAATCACGGCGCAGATTACGGGTTCGGTTCAAGATGCGATTGTAGTATCGGTTGACAAGGGTGTTCGTTTTGTTGAAGGCTATTTCGTCCTGAATGACGCACAATCAATAGGTGCATACAATTTGGTTGACGGAAAAAGAGAGTTTGCCAGTCCTACGACGAGCATCGGATTTGCGGTCAACAAGGAGTTTGTCTCTTCTCAAGACGACAACACCTTGACGGACCCGGCATTCGGATACTACAACTATGCCGCTCCTGGAGCAGATAGATTTACCATTAACATGGTTCTTTCCCAAAGAGGGTATACTGCCAACGATTATGCCGCTGTTGACAACTTCAGCCGAGAAGGTTTTGTTGAGTTCATGCGAATTGTTGATGGTGATGTGGTCAAGGTGGAGAAGTATCCTGACTATGCGGTTCTTGAGGATACCCTTGCCAGAAGGACTTACGATGAATCAGGAAACTACACGGTCGTTCCATTTGACCTGAACATCAGAGGGATTTCGGGAAATTCGACAACGGTAAAGGCGGAACTCAGTCCTGGAAAGGCTTATGTTTTCGGTTATGAATTTGAAACTCAGGGTGTATCCAAACTTAATGTGTCCAAATCTAGAACCGAGAGGTCTGTTGATACCAGGACATTCCCGACCAGCGTCGGTCCCTACACGAAAGTATTATTCTCCGGGG